TACTGATGTACTATTAATACTAAAAGCATCTGTTTCTAGTGTACCCGCAACATCTACGTCACCTGATATATCTAATTCAGTGGCAGTTAGTTTCGCTGTTTGCAAGTCTTCAAAACTAGAACCTAACTTTAGTTCAAACTGAGGTCCTGTTGTATTATATGTAAATGTAGCATCATCACCTGAACCACCTTCTATTGTAATACCTGCACCATTAATAACTGCACTTGTACTATTACCACTATCTAATACAATATTGTGGTCATTTAAATTTACTGTTGTGGAGTTTACAGTAGTTGTTGTTCCTGATACTGTTAAGTTACCTGTAACAGTTAAGTTATCTCCTACAGTTACTTCAGATGTGCCATGACCTAATGTTATAGCTGTGCCTGATATACCTGTGCCTATAGATATTGATTCACTACTATTCCCTGTGTCTACAATAAGATAAGCATCTGAGCCTTGTTTAATTGTAAATGCAGTTCCTGAATTGTCTGATACTGCTACGTTAATATCTGTTCCATCTGCACTAATAGAATCAAGTGCAATGTTACCTACGTTTGTTATTGCATTATCATTAAAAGATGTAGCACCTAAAGATATAGTTCCTGTTGCAGTTAAGTTACTAGAACCTATATCTATCGCACCAAACCCACTTGTTATTGAACCACTATTTAATGCACCCACTGTTGTTACATTTGATAATGTATCTAATGCAGATTCAAAGTAAGTTTCAAAATCCGTTAATGCAACTTGCTTCATTGTACCTGCATCGTTGACTACAACTCTGTCTGCATCTGCAAGTGTAGTTGATGATGCTGAAGTATCACCATCCATGATATTTAATTCTGTAGCTGTTGCGTCTACTGCAGCTAGTTTTGTGAAGTCAGCTTGTACTAATCCTGATACACCATCTAGTAAATTAAGCTCTGTAGCTGTAGATGTTACATTTGTACCACCTATATCTAATGTGGTTACAGATATCTCGCCTGCTACTGTTACAAGACCACTTGCTACAGTTATAAGGTCTGTATCGTCTGTGTGACCTATAGTTGTTCCATTTATAACAACATCATCTATATCTAAAGAACCACCTGTAATTAAACCTGTAGTTGTTATTGTAGATGACCCTGTATCAATAGTTCCAAAGCCACTTGTAATAGAACCACTGTTCAATGCACCTACTGTTGTAGCTGCTGTAGTTACAAGGTTAGGCATTGCAGTTATTTCGTCATCAAAGTAAGCAGATAAGTCTGTGACTGCTACCTGCTTCATTGTACCACCATCGTTGAGTACAACTCTGTCTGCATCTGCTACTGTTGTTGATGTAGCACTTGTATCACCATCAATTACGTTTATTTCTGCAGCGGTTGATGTAATTGCTGTGCCATTAAAGTTTATTGCATCTAAGTACGCAACACCATCAATGTATATATCTTTCCACTCTTTACTAGAAGAACCCAAGTCATATGTGTTATCATCGTCAGGTATAATGTTAGAATCTACCTCACCACCAAATACAATGTTATCAGTATCAGCGTCACCAAGAGTAAGTGTTCCACCATTAAATGTAGTTGTGCCTGTAACAGTTAAGTTACCACCTATACCTAAGTTACCTGATATATCAGCATTACCATTTATATCTATGGTAGTGGCTGCTATCTGTATCTCTGTATCAGCTACGAGGTCGAGTTGTCCATCGGCACTGGAATTGATGTATATTGCTGTATCTCTGAATTGTAACTTCTCTGTAGAAGCAACAAGTATGTCGTCACTAAACTCAAAATAATCCTCGTCTTCTTTCCATTATAATACACCATCGTTACTTTCACCATCGAATGTAACTGTTATGTCTGTACCTGCTGTACCTGCTCCAAGTGTAAGTGAATTACCTAGTAGTTTGGTAATAGGTCCGCCTTCAGCAGTTGTACCATCGTGAGTATGTCCTGAACTAGCCGCAAAAGCTGCAACTAATTGGTCAAATTCATTATTGGTATCGGCTGCTTGTATTACGTCGCCATCTGAATATGATGACTGTCTTGTGTACGTTGCTCCCATTTACCTTCTAGCTCCTAATTGATATTCCAACTGAAATCCTTTAAGTGAATATGCTGGTGTAGAACCATTATCATTTACCCTCAATGCTACAGCAAATCCTGAACCTTCAACTGATTGTCTTAACAATGGCTGTGAAGGACCACCATAAGTAGGATTACCATATGTTGATATTCCATAAATACCCGCTATATCTTCAGAGTTCAACGGATATGATGCAGGTCTTGCGGACTCTGATGATTCGTAATCGTACCTTACAAACAAATTAGCGTTAATCGTTGATTCAGGTTTGTAGTTTACTATGACTTTCTGCATATGTTTACGTATGCCTGGGTCATCAAATGTTAAGTCTGGACTACGATATTTACCATTAATAGCAGTGCCATCAAACGTAGAACCTTCTTCTTGTCTATATACATACCCGTCAAAGCCTCCATGTAATGCTAATACATCTCCAGCTGTAATAAAAGTGTCTGTGCAAGCAGGTTTTATTCCTTTTATTCTTGAGTACTCATAGCTTTGTTGTCCACCTGAGCCACCCTTTAAAACACATATGATACCTTCGGTTAAACTTTCAGAACCTGCATCTTTAGAAAAGAACAATCTATATTGTGTTTTCTCAGGTATAACTATTGAATTAAAAGCTGTAGCGTTAGCTATGTTTTCATCAAACAAAGATTGAACATTAGAACTTATAGTTCCAAGTTCAACGTCACCAATCCTTGCTGTACCTGCAACTGTACGCAACCCATCAGGACCAAGGAAGATAAGGTCACCAGCAAATTCCTGAATAGTCTTACCATTTATACAACCTATGTCTCTTGTTACTGGAGTTACAACAAAGTTTGCACTTGAACTACCTGTTAACTTAAATATTCTATTCTCGCAGAATACAAATAAGCTATCTCTAAATACTTTAAGTCCTACAACAGTATCATCAACTTTGAAACTGCCTGCACCTGAACCACTACTAAATGCATCTTCATCAAATGGTTGACTAAATACTACCTCTTGAGGAGTGCTAGACATACCTGCATAAAACATATGCTCTCTAAATGATGTAACTATACTTGCCCCTGCTACGGAACTTGCACTTACATCTGTAGTTGATAAAGATGTGTTAAATACTACAGGAGCATTTGTCCCATCTACCAAAATTAACTTATCGTTCCCATCAAAGTTAAATCTTTCTAACGAATACTTATCAGCACTTGTTCTGCCTGAGTCTCTTTCTGTCCAACCCTCTGATACAACTGTTCTTGATGCATCAGAACTTGAAGCATGAGCTGCAGCTGTTGTACTGCTTGTTGCCCTTGTCACACCTGTAAAGGTTGTAGATGTGATACCTGTATAGGTAAACTGCTCATCATCTATCTGTAATGTACCACTTGAACTAAATCCTGTAGTGCTTATAACGGTTATAACACCTGAACCTGACATAGTAGCATCTGCTGTTATAGCATTTGATGCTGCTACACCTAAAGATGTAGTAGCAGAACTAAATATCTTTTCTCCTCTAGCAGCAATAACCTTATCAGCAAAGGTTGTTGTTAATAAAACTGCTTCATCAGAAGAAGAAGTCTGAGGTACAACATGTCTTACATGTCTTTGGTAGCCTCTAATTCTTTTGTATCCACCTTCGATATCAGGCTCAAAGTTCTCTAGCTGTAAGGCTTGACCTGGTTGCATGATGAATGTAGAACGGTTGGCTATTAAGCCTCCTTCGCATACAAATGCAGTAGGTTGTACTCTTGATAAGTCTGCCATTACGTTGTCGTTTCGGTACTAAAATATCCTGCCATGCTTGTTGGTTTTAATATTACTGTTGACCTTACATACTCATATTTATTAACAAGTAGTGTTTGCATATTCTTTATGCCTTGTTCAAATCTAGCAAAGTTTAATTGATATTGTTCTATTTCTCCACGGTACTGATAAGTGTACGCTGTTGCTCCGTCTACTATCACTGGGGCGAACCTGTCGGG